GGTGGTGCCTTGGGGCGGGATGGCCTTGTTGTCGGCGTTGACGACAACCGCAACCTTGGACTTTAGTTGAATGATCTCGTTGTTGGCGGCGGAAAGCGCGCTCATGAGATAGACAACGCAAGAGAACAGAATTGGGATACCCGCGAAGGTGATCTTCTCAACCAGCGCGCCCTTGCTGGCGCTCGCCGCCATCTCGATGGCAAACTTTTCCTGTTTCTCTTCCGTGGTGCTCATCCGCGTTCCTCATCGTCAGTCGCTTCGCATAAGAACTCGGCGGCGTCGCACCAGTTGCAAGCGCATCCGGTCTCGACAGCCACCAAGGTCTTGTAGACTTCGCAAAGATGCGCCCACATCACTTGTCCGCCTTTGCGTCCAGCTTGTCATAGATCCGCTTGAACATGTCTTCGATGTGGTCCATGCGCTTGTCTAGGTCAAACCGACTCACGTAGTTCTTGGGCAGATCCACCTCTAGCTGGTGCAGATCCCCGCGCAGTTCCTTGACGGCACCCCAGACCTCCCGCGCGAACCAGCCGCCGATGGCGATGGCGACCCCGCCAACAAAGTTCATAAGTGTCTGCGTGTCCATCATTGCTCCGCATTGGGGTTAGAGCGCATTTGGGACGCAGCAATACCAGCAGGACGCGCGCCGTATCGGCTGAACATGGCGTTCCGCGCCTCTCGCGAAGCTTGCGTCTGCAACGCCTTAGCAACCGTCTGTTCGGCCAGCACAGGGTTGGACAATTCGCGCGCCAATTCAAGCGCAAGTTTGTCGTCCATCGCGCCGGTCAGTTTTTTAAATATGTAGCCCACAGTAGACGCGGCCATCTTACCTTTACCCGCGATAGCCGCCGCAGCCATACCCGCGCCAGGGATCTCAGCCGCGCCAGACACAAGGTCTTGCTTGCCGCCTGCACCTATCGTTGCAAGACGCTGGTACTCCGCCGCTCGCGCAAGATCATCACGCACGGCGTTGACAGCGGTCAATTGCGCGGGGTTCAGTTTGCTGGTCAATTCATCAATGCGCTTTTGAACCGCTATTGCGTTGGTGCCGCCCGGCGGCAACGGCGGGGCCAATTTGTTACCGCTGGCGGTCGCAAGTTTTTGCACTTCTTCCAGCCGTTTCGCGTCCGCGCCGATCTGCGCAAACTTATCTTTCAAACCCATTCCAGCTTCGTCAAGAATAGCCAACGGACGCGCGTATTCTTTTATAAATGCGGCATGTTTGCTTGAATCCACTGCGCCAGTCGCCGCGTCCGTCACTTTCTGACGATACAGGTCTTCGATACCAGACCGCGCGATCTTGGTGGCGTCCGCGTTGCCGCCAAACAAATTGACAAACTGTTTGGCTTCCGTCGCGCCGCCCGGCGTGAAATATTTTTTGATGACGTCTTCCGCGCGGATCTTGTCTTCACTCCACGCGCCTTTAGCCGTTACTTGCGCGTTCACGCCTTCCTTAAAACGGGGCGCGTATTCAGTGCGGTACAGGTTGACCGCTTTTGCGTACGCTGTCTTTGCCTCTTCTGGCAATGTTGTGCTGCTACCTACAGCGTCATCTATGGCTTCGTGCAGTTGCCGCAGTTCGCGCAATTTCGTTGCCTGCGCCGGGTTAGCGTTGGCAACGTCTGCACTGGCGATGTCTTTGTTGATGGCTTTGCGAAGAGCGTCCAACTCTTCAAGATTTGCCGTAGCAGGCGCGGCGGCGGGCGCAGGCGTGGCTTCAAAACGTAACCCGCGAACGGGTTCACCTTTTGGTGCGGTGGGTTTCAATTTGACAAGTTTTGCCGCTACATCAGGCATATCGGGGATCTTGATCTCGCTAAGAGGCTGACCAAGGATTTCTTCCGCCTTGCTGATTACGTTGGAGATGTCGATCTTGGCGTCAGGCGCAACCGCAAACGCATCTTCGTATGCTTTTGTAATCGCGGGCTTAAGTGCATCTTTTTCTTTTTTGGCGATTTCTTTCAGTCCAGCGCCGATAGCGTCAGGATTTTGCGTTACCAAGCCGCTGTCAATACGCGCGGTTAAAGCGTCAATCTTTTTTTGTTTCGCGGCTTCGGCCACACTTTGCACCCGCGCTTCTTGCGCAAGACGGGCTTGATTGGTCTGGGCTTCCTGCGCGGCTCGTTCGGTAGCAAACTCAGGGGTGCTGCGGACATCCGCAATACCTGCTGCGAGTTTGGCACCGCCTACAGAGGACGCCACCTCACCCAGATGCGGTTCGGTTCCAGGTACAATAGTAGCATCAGGGCGACGCAACGTGTTGAGAACGGCTTGTCCTTTGCCCTCAAACCAATTAAGAAGCTGATTGGTTTTTGGGTCCATGACGCGGGTAGCGTAGTTGTACGCACCCTTGACCGCAGGCGCGGCAATGGTAGGCACCGCAGCGCCAATAACCGCGCCCGATGTTCCCGTGCCGGGCTCAACTGCTTCCGCCGACAACGCCCCCGTGACGCCGCCGCCGAGGGTCTTGGCCGCAATGTTAGCCGCGCCGGTCGTTCCGGTTTGAAAACCGCCCGTCTCCAGTGATTTGGCAACGGGCATCAAGAACTTTGCCAACGATGGGGCCATCTCAGCCACAGCTTTAAGCGGCGCAGCCACAGCGCCGCCTATCGGAAGCGTAACGCCAATTTGACCGCCGACGCGGCCAATGGTCGCTGGTGCTTGATCTCCCCACATTTCGTTGTACTGGGCTTTCCTGCGGTCAATGCTGGCTTGAATGTCTTCTTCGCGCGTAGTTTCAGGCGCTTCCGGCACCACGACGGGCGCAGACGGCATTATCATGTTTAGCCCGGTACGCTTGCTAGGCCCGCGCGGCGCATTTACGTCAGGCACTTGCCCGCGCGGCACCAAATAGTCTAACCCCCGCGCACCCAACAGCGCGGCGGTGTCAGTCGCGTCCGTGACACCGCGAAGAACCCCAGCAGGAAGCGACGCCAAGTTCTTGTTGAGCGCCATTACGCCGCTGCCAATAGCTCCGGCGTAATCGCCTACAGTTCCTCGTGAGGGTTCTTCGAGCGCAGGCGCGCCAGCGGCTATTGCCTCCAGTTTAGATGTGTCATAACCACCCGACTTCAGTTTGGCTATTATGTCAGCCTTGCTGGTGCCGTCTGGGATATTGCTTATGATCGTACCATCCGGCAAACGTACGTCCATCAGGGCAGGCTCCCAAAGTCAACGGTTCCAGACAACGGCTTGGCGGGCGCAGATTGTGGCGGCGCGCTTAAAGTACCACGACGCGCAGGTTTTTTTGTTTCTTCAGGTTCAACAAAAGGCTTAAGTTCGGGAAGATTTTTATAGGTCTTAAACGCTGGCCGCCGAACAGTTTGTTCGTGATGCTTTTCATACGCGTCGCGAATCCGCGCCTCTGCGCCGCGTGCTTGGTTTTCAATTTCCTCAATTTGCTCTCTTAAAGCTTTTTCTCCACTAAATTTGTCAAGGGAAGCCACCATATCGCGCAAAATTTTCCATTCTTGGTTAGCTATAGATCCAATAGCGCCGGTTGCTGCCGCCGCCGATTTACCCATAAGCGTAACTTTACCTTTTAGGTTTTCAATCCTATTTCCAGCAATGGCGGCGGCGCTATCTGGTGCGGAAGGAAATAACCCAACTATCCCCGTAACGCCCGACAAACCTTTTGCCGTGCGAACTTTTCCTGCCGCCTCAAGAACGCCAGATGCGCCCGCGATGCCTGCCACAGCTTTCTCGTAATCTTTGGCTATTTGATCGCGCAATTTCAATTCTTGTGCTGTGGTCAATTTCGGCAACGGCGGTCCTTCATCTTCCGTTGCTAAAACCTCAGGCTCAACTTCGGGAGCAGGACGCCGCGTACGAGACGCAACGCGCGTCGGCGCGAGAACGCCGCCGTCGCTGGGTATAGGACGTGCCATCTGAATGAGCGGGCTAACGCCAGCGCCGCCACCGCCGAGCATAGCCAACTGCACGGGGCCAGCAGCGCGCGCGTCAAATGCCGACGTTGTCGGCGCAGGGGCAAGGTTGTTGATCTGGGGCTCCACAACGCCGGATGTCTGTTCCGGCGTTGTTGCGCGGGGGACAGGCGTCTTTGTAAAGTCGCCCATTTCCTGTTTGAACGTGGCGCTTTTCGGGTTCATGTCTATGAACTTGACCGCGCCGCCAAGGTCAATTTTTTCAATCTTTGGCGCGGTCGCAGCTTGGCTGATCTGATAAATGGTCTTGCCATCCAGATTGCCGTGCAACAGCCGCCACTTATCAGGATCGGCGGCGAACGCGCGCTGGCTGTCCTGAATGGCTTGATCGACAGGCTTTATCTTGACGGCTTCCGCGCCAAGAATCGGGTGGCTGTAGAGTGCGGTAACGAACGCCGCAGCGTCGTTGGGCGATTGGACATTGTTGACCAAACGCGTGAACGGCGCGTAAGCGTTGTCCAACACCTTAGCCTGCGATTCTGCGCGCGCAGTTGTGGACGCTTCGCCACGTTTGCGGACGGTTTCCGCCATCTCAAGCTGACCTTTTTCATAGGCCAAACCCTTGGCGGGATCTATCGCGTACAGCTGGTTTACAAAATCTGGCGAATTACGGTTTAGCGACCGCAATTTGTTTTGCGCCTCCGCATCGCTCTGCGCCTTCGCCATCTGCGCTTGCTGCATAGCAATCTGGTTGAACTGCGCGTACTGCTGCAACTGATCAGGCAACTGCATGGGCCGGATCTGCGATGCAATGCTAAAATCTGCCATTGTCGTCGATCCTTATCAACCTTTGAAATAGCTGTTTATTTGCGCGTAGTCAGCCGAGGTCATAGGACTACCGCCGCTGTACGGATTAGCCGCGCCGCGCAGACCAGACAACAACGAGTTTGTCTGGTACTGGCTGACGCCTTGCCCAAGACCTTGGTTGATGGCGTTGGTCATGCCGACGTAACCTGACGCCTGCGCCTGGCCTGCGTTGTTGATGTTCTGCGCCGCAGCTGTACCGTACTGCCCCGCCGCCGCAGCTTGCCCCGCCGCCGACGCCTGCCCGATGCGCGTCAGATCACCGTAGCCCGTGCGTTCGGCTTCCTTCTGCTGCATGAACCTATTGAAAGCGTTGGTGTATTCGTTGGACGCTTCCTTCTGGCCGTAACTCTGCGCGGCTTTCAGCGCCGTCCCCGAGATCAGACCGCCGCGCGCAGCGGCGTTGGCGTTTAGACCTTTTAACCCTTCACTCACCCGAAAGGCGTAGCCGGGGTCCGCCGTGAACTGGTCCATGCCAAACCGCTGGTTAAACCCGCCGTAGTTGGCTGCGGACGTGTCACCGCCCACGCCAAGGTAGGACCGCAGGGCGTTCAGACCTTCGCCGCCAGCCTGAGTGTACGGCGCAAGATCCGCGCGCTGCTGATTGTACATCTGCAACTGCGTGGCGTTTGCCTGATTGGCGGCGTTTTCTTGGGCTTCAGCGGCTTTGCTTGCGCCAAACAGGCTTGCGCCCGTGCCAAGTACGGCAGACCCTGCGATAGCGGAAATTGGATCAGGCATGGGAAAACTCCGCGCAGTAGTCTGTGTATTTCTCGCCGTACAATGCCATAACTGCACCCGACTTGGCTAGAGCCGCGTCATACCCATGACAGAGCATGACCACGGCTAAAACAACATCATAATAGGACGCCCGCCACATAAATGACTTGGCGTCAGCTTTACCGGCGCGCTCCGCATCGTCTGACGCCGCCCATTTTAGAAACGCCGTCGCCATTACCGGCAACAAGGTAGCCGAATTAGCGGCAAAGAACGGATTAGACGGCATCTGTACCAGACATGCCCAGATCACGCGGCGCATGTCCGCGCCCGTCACGGGGTCACCATCCACAACGTCGTCAAACACTTGGATGGCGCTCCACAAGTCCAACAACCACGCAGCGGCGTGGGGCGGCAGGTCTAACGCCGAACCAAAATAATCCGACAATGTTTGTTGATGTTCAGTCATCGCGCTTACTCATACGTGACGTTGACAGTACCGGCGTCAAAAGTGTCGGTGCCGCCAACCGTAGTGATGCGAATTAGGTTCAGAACGCCGCCCAAGGGGATGCTACCCGCAAGAAAATCCGTAACCGCCGTGTCGCTGTTTCCGAAAGTTCCCGACATAGACCAAGTGTTTCCCGTAACATTGGTAAAAATTGCAAGACCATGTTTAACTCTTGCCGCGCCGGTAGAGTTAATATCAAACCCACCAGTAAAGTTGATGGTGGTCACCGTACCCGCTAAACTGGTTGACGCTCCCAAGTACCCACTTGTGACGGCGCTACCGCTGACTCCTAACTGTATTCTAGGGTTTGAAGTGCCACTTGTTGAGACGCCGCTGAACATCACCGTGATGCGCTTTACCCACGACGGGATGGACGTAAAGTCGATGCTAGTGCCGCTTGTTGAAGCTACGGCGGTCATCTGCACAATTTTTTGCGTTGCAGTGTACGAAGTTCCGTTGGTGCTAAAGGGAACCTGACCTATCGCGGTGGGCGCGATGATGGCGGGGGTAGAACTGGCCCAAGTTGTACCGTTTGAAGTCAGCAAATTGCCCGAGGCGCCAGGGGCTACAAACTGAACCGCAGCTACGCCGTTGCCCAGCATGACGTTGTTGGTGGTTAGCGTAGCAAGTCCTGTCCCGCCGTTTGCCGCCGACATCGGGGCCGTCAGGCTGACGATGGTGCCGTTCGTGATCGAACCGCCGTAAATGATGTTGTTGAGCAGCTGGAACGCCGTACCGTCGTACTCGATCAGCATCATCTTGCCAGCTTGGATGTCGCCAGCAGACAAGGCTACGGAGCCGTTCTTGGTGATGTTCTGCGCGGTCTGACCATCAATGCTGATGGTCACTGCGCCCGTGTTGGTGTTGGCGGCGATGAAGCTGTAGATCGCGCCGGTCGCATAGGCCGTAAGCGGCGGGGTAGCCGTAGCCGTGAGCGTGTTCGTGCCCGCCACGCTGCTGAGTTGGCTGTTGATGCCGAAAGGATCGTTGATGGACGGAACGCCGTCATACGTCCCGATCAGCTCGTCCGTCGCCGTGTACAGCACGAACTTCAACAGAACGCCCGACGCCTGCCAGATCTCGGTCGCAGTGCGCCCGCCAGCGTTTAGGATGATGGGGTTCGTGTTGGCGACGGTGCCTTCACTGGTCGTGTAGGTCGCCAGCGGCGTGGTTGTGCCAGATGAATAGCTGTACAGCTTGCCGCCGACCAGCGGAACGCCGTTGTTGTCGAAGAACTGAGCGCCTACGCCAGCAAAAGCCGAAAGGTTATAGGTTGTCATTGTCCGATCCTATAGTATCTGCGCCACGGTCAGGATTGTACCTGGCGCGGCGGGATAGGCTGGTGAACTGCTGGCTGCGTAGGTCACGATCTGAACATACCCTAGCTTGGACAGTCCGTACAGTTCGAAATAATCGCCTGCGGCGAACTCGTATAGGAAGTTCACGGTCATCAAGGCGCTGCCCGCAATGCCTGCGTGACGCTTGGGGACCGTCATGCGGCTGGAGGAGTTGGCGACATCCGCGCCGTTGACGCGCAGCCAGATAGTCATGTCGTCGTCGTTGGATGCGTTATCGTTGGACAACTGAAACGAAGCTATGATCGAGTAGATGCCTGCGGTCGAAAACAGGATCTTGGACGCGGCTACCGTTACGCCGTCAAGCAACGATGTAGACCCAATCGGCACTTGTGACGGCGTGTTCGCCGCCCAAGCCGTGCTGGTGGTGTCGTAAAACGCGCCGCGATCCGCGCCAGCTATGACAGGTGTAATAGCTATGGACAAGTTGTACAAGTAGTCAAAAAAGCGAAACCATTCGCGCGATGGCGTTCGGTTGTCGTCTTCCGTGATGGCGACCCTCTGGCCGGGGATGCGGGTTTGGTTAAGCATTGGTCGGGCTCACGATCAGTTGCGCGCCCATGATGTAGACCGGCACAGGATCGGTCCCCGAGATCTCGTAAACGCGATCACGGATCTTCTGCGTCATGCCAAGCCTGCGCCACAGGACGCGCTTGCCGTATTCGCCGATCTTGCCCATCGAGACCCAACGCTCGTTCGACCAGGTATGCCCACCGTCATCCGACCACCGGAGCATAATCTGCGGGTTTGTGCCGGGCGGCTGTATGGCGTCCACGGCTGGAAAAGACACCGGCACGGTCGATGAACTGATCGCGGAGGATGAGATCGGGTGCGAGGATATGCTGCCGGTGAACCCATCGAACGCCGCGACAGCTGACGTGCCGCCGTCCAGACCGACGCCGGACTCGCAGTCGAGCTGGAGGCTGTGCTGCGTGGTGCGCTTGAGGTTGTTGGTGTTGGCGGGCAGCGCGCGCCACGACCGCAGCCACTTCTGGGTGCGCCCGCCGTCCGCGTACAGGGCCAAATCGTAGGTGTAGCTCTCGCCGGTCTGGTAGTCGCCCACGACAATGGTGCTGTTGAAGAACGTCTGGCACGACGCCCGCTGACGGATAAAGTTGCCGTTGGAGAACCCGGCGCGCTCGTGCCACGCGCCCGTCGCGACATCGTAGACCCACGTCGCGTTGGCGGACGGAAACGACAGCACATAGAACGCATGGCCGTCTTGCTGGTATGTGTAGGCCGTCGCGTCGCTGATGTTTTCGTACTGTTGGATCTGCCACTCGACCGCGTGGGTGCTGATGCGGACGCCGCTGTAGCCCTTGGCGCGGTAGACGATGCCCTCGCCGCGTGTGTCAGCGCCCAGCCAGAACACCGAGTTGTCGAGCTTGGCGACCGAGAACGTAGCGGCGCACCCGATCTCCATGAACGCGCCTTGGATGCGCTGGAGGGGGAACCCGGCGTTGCCCGCGTTGTACCAGACCTCGACCGAGTTGGTGCCGAATAGCCATTCTTCCGAATGGTCCGAGATGGACGATATGAGGTTGTCGGGCGAGCCTTCGGCACTGGCAAAGTCCAGCGGGTCGATGGACGTGCCGTCAAGGATCGCCGTGGACCACACGAGCTGGCTGTTGGGTTCGATGTAGATGAAGTAACCGTCCAGATACGAAACGGTTAGCGCCCCCGTGAAGTCGGGGTCTGTGATCTGACCAAAAGCGTTCGTGGTAGAGTTGTAAATAAAGCTGGGGCCGTTGCAGGCCACGAACAGCTGGTTGCCGTTGTCGGCCATAGACACCGGGCCGTCGTTGGCGACCGCTCCCAATAGGACCGCGTGGTAGCTGGTGTCCACTTGGTAGAGGCTGTTGCCGGAGACGACGTAGAGGTAGTTGCCGTACGAGTGCAAGCCACGGATAGGGCCGGTGCCGATGGTCGCCAGCGAGCGCAGACCTGGCGCGCGTTGCAGGAACGCTGACGATTTGCCGCCGGAGTCTTCCGGCAGCACTTCGGGAAACAAGTTGACCATGCGGCTGTCCGCAGCGTTGACGCTGCGGGCCACATAGGCGGAGCCAAGGATGGGCGTCTGCATCAGAAGTTTCCGGCGAAGATGTTAAACCGCTGGCGGGTGCTGACGATGGCGTAGGGGATTGACATGATGTCGTCAGGATTGTTGATCCGCTTGATGTCGCGCTTGGACGTCATGGCGATGCGCGCGACCGTGGGCGGGGGCTCGACACCAAACTCCGGCGCGAACTCGCAAGCTAGATTGTACCGGAACGCCCTGAGATAGCCGGGCGGGAAGTACAACTCGGTCGAAAGCGTCGCCGGTTGGGTCAGTTGCGCCGCCGATATGAAATGCCACTCCAGCACCTTGGTCGGCACCGGATAAACGTGCATGTCGATGTTGGGGTAGTTGGTGTTGATCCACATCACCTGTGGGAAGGTGCTGGTGACGGTCTTGACCGCGATGCCGTCGTACTGCTGCTGGTTGATCAGCTTGATGCCGTAGGAGATGCCCGACGAGGTATCGACGAAATACGTCGCGTCGTCCATGAGGACGGGACGGTCGCCAACAAAATCACCTGACGGGCCAAGGGTTTGGCTGATGAGCCCCGGCAACCAGTTGAACACCTGTTCCTGTGTCGTAAACGTCGAGAGCTTTTCCGTGCCCCACGAGTCGATCATTTGATTGAGCGCGTTGAGCGCGTCTTGTGACGTAGCCGCAGAAGGCGTCTCACCTTCCGCCAAAACACCCAGAAGGCGAAGGGCTCCGTTAATTTGATCCCCGGCTGTCGTCATAGCTCAATCCCTCATTCAGCGGTCTGCGCCCGCGTCGCCGGGGTGCAAGCTCGTTTACCGGCTCCGATACTTCAGAGATCGGGGCGTCGCCGGGAGTATAACGGCTCCAGCCATTTTCTTCATCATAAATCGCTTCGGCTTCCATCACAGCGACTTTGGTGCCGTGGACCGGATGGCGCATATAGATCATGGGTTTACCCGTTGAAGAGACGCCCCGCCCGTAGACGGGGCGTCAAGGTGTTAGGCGATGCGGTACAGCGTCCAGGCGAGATCGCCAACCTTGCGAGCAAGGAAGCGGCCAGACACGCCAGCAGCAATCGCCAGTGAGCCAACAGTAGACCAGCCGGTGCCACCCACGACAGACACCGTGTTGGTGCCGCCGATGTTGATGATGACCAGATCAAAGCAGCTGTCATTCTTGGCGCTGGAAACCAGAGCCTCGGTGTCAGCCACAGTGGGGAACGTCAGGTTGGCGACAGCACCCGTGTAGGTGATGATGCCCGACGTGATTTCCGCAGCGGTAAGCGACGCAGCGGCGGTCTTTGCCACAGGGGTGCCCTGCGTGACCATGTTGATTTCAGCGACGTTGCCGTCACCAAGCTGGTAGCCACCAGCGCCATTCGGAAGAGCCATGATATTCTCCTAAAGAGTTGGAAGGGGGAAATCTGGGGCCGCAGCCCCAGAAAGAAGTGGTTAGCCCCACATACGCACGGCCATAGGCGCGCGAATCACGGAGTAGCCGTACAGCACGTCGATACGGCAAGGCATACGGTCATTGTTGATGTCGTACTGACGAACAATACGCATCGAGATGCCGTTGTGAACCTGACGAGAAGCCATGTCCACACCCTGCGGCATGAGCAGATCGGCGGTGCCGAGCGTGATGGCGTTCTTGTTGTAGATCAGGTTCTGCGGGTAGGACGTCGAAGCCGCACCGAGGAAGGTAACGGCAGCGTTGTCCGCCGGGAACGAATCCACAGTCGCCAGCGCCTGGCTGGAGGTGTAGATCGCAGGCGAGATCTGCACACCGGTCCACGCGCCGCTGGAGGCGGTAGCGGTGGCGGTGACAACAAACTGCTGCAAGCTGCCGGTGGTCTGGCGGGTCTGCGGGTTGACCGCGTACACGCCAGCGATGGTGAACACGTCGCCGACTTTGATCGTCGCCGAGCCGGTGCCACCGTCGAGGTTGATGGTGGACGCGCCCTGCGTGGTGACAGCGCCGTTGACAAGGATCGTGTCCGAGGTGGAGCGCGAACCAGTCGTGTGCTGCACGATGGACTGAGACATGTTGACTTCGTCATAGCCAAGAACCCCTTCGCCCATCATGCCGGTCTTGAACTGACGGCTGATCGTGCTGGTGGGGTTGAAGAAGCCCTTCATG